GATACGCACATAGCTGTTGATCTTAACCTTGTTTGAGTGTGATCTAAAGGTGTACTCTAGTGATCCTGTCCAGGCAACGAAAATCTGTGTCAGCCAACTAAGAGCAGTTGTGCAGGGCGCCATGCTTCTGTAAAAAGGGGATACGTGAAGATGAAGAGCGTTCTTGGAAGCACTATCGAGATTGAATTTCATGAGCACAGAAGATATCCTGCACCAATCATTGAAACCTCTTCCAAGAATCCCAGAGCATTGGAGAGCTGTTCCAAAGGACTGTTTGACGGTCCGCTTAACATACTCGGATTTAACACCAGATAGTTGTCGCAACTCAAAATTGGTTCCAGGTGCCACGGTAACAAAGAAACTCACAGAGTTACTGGCATTTGCGTTCATCACGAGTGGATCCAAAATAACCATGTGCAACCTGCTAACCACAAATTTGGCATTGTAGGAGGAAACGTCATACAAAGCGTCTCTGGTAACAAAGCTATCCTCCCCAATTGAGATATATGGGACTTCAAAGATAAATTCCCGCGTTTCTGAACTGAGATCACAGATAGTGCTCGGAAAAGAGGCAATTTGCTCAATTGATAGCTTGGTTTCACGAAATTGAACAGGAATGGAGCTGACAATTATTTTCCCTTTGACAAATTGGGATGCACCAAAGACAAATCTGTACTTCAGATTACCACACCAGCGTGAAAACAAGCTGCTAATCACGCTTAGAGGTGTCTGTGTTACAAGTCCATCTTTGATTGCACAAGCAGTTGGGTGCACGGTGAGCTCAAGAAGATTTATGTCAGAAGTCGTCGACCACTTTCCTTGCGCAACAATGGCTTCCAAACTCTCAATACCAGGAAGATCCTCCAGCGATAGCATTTGGGACATAACCAAGTCATGCTTGATGGTGTAGAAAGAGAACTTTGGATTCCTAAATTGCACCCACACATTGATCTGAATCTTTTGACTGGTTTCAGTTGGCGCATTCAACCCATTTGCTATGGAGAGGACCAAGATTCCAAGATCCCCAAGTGAGTTCTCACTGCCAGAAGTGCACATGGAATGCTGAATGGATGGCGAGTCTATGGAAAACTTAAGCGTAGTAGATGATGAAGCGTGAACCAAGGCGAAAGGCAGGCTACTAAGTTGAAGTACTGTGGAAATTTTTTGTTTAGTAGCACAACCCATTGCATCCCATGACACCATCAAAGTACCACCTTGGGTGGCCACACTAGTCGTTGTGATATAAAAGTCTAGCCCGTCACAAGTGTAATATTGGAATAGCTGTGCCACGGTGCTCAATCTCACGTTAGTGGCCCAAATGTCCTTGGGCAAAGCAAAGCTCTTGAGAATAGTACCTTCACCATTTGAAACATTCCATGTCGTGCTCCCAAGGTACAGTTTCGCTCGCATGGCATCATGCTCTTCGCTCGCACTTGTGGTCGCGACGTGGGTTGTCATGACGCTTTCCTGAAGAGTGTCCCCTCCGACGAACTCAGTATCACCACTTTGTTTAGTGGCATTGACTACGGATCGTCGAGGGTTTGCAGTAAACTCAAAAGGGAAGCCATCAGTATCTTGACTTTTCCGTGGTACCCTAGAGCGTGGAATAGCCATTTGCTCCCCAACTTCAGACGTTGAAGGACGCAGACGAGGAATTGGCTCTTTGGATTCACTTTTGTTTCGTGCTAATAGCATTAAAATAGATTCCTGAAGCGTTTTGATATGTTGCTCAGCTTGCTTCAGCCTATCTTCGTCAAGTGATCCATCCTGAGTCCCAGTACTCAATTCACCAATTTTCTTCTCAAGAATGTCCAGATTGGATTTATTCATCTGAGTGACTGCATCCAAAGTTGTAGAGAGCTTTAGAAGCGATGCTTTAAGTAAGTCGTTGATCTTCGCTTGTTCAGCACTAGCTTTTGCCATGTCAGCTTGAACTTCTGGACACACCTGGCAGGCCCACGTAGTTTTATCTACAAATTCCTTGTTTTCCTCAAGCCATGCGCCAGTACTATCAATAGCCTTGAGTGCACTGTCCAGAGGCCAATCCCATACAGCATGCAGCTTAGTGACACACGTTGTCACTCCTTTTAACAAGCCACCAACACGCTTCGCAAGATCACGCAATCCTCTAGTCTGTGTTGTGGGCATCTCCAGTAAACAATCATCAGATTGTTTGAAAGTAGCCAATTCATCAATTATCTCATCCACTTCATCTGCTGATAGGGCTTCATCACTTTCATGGGGTGAGCTCATTTGGGCTTGGCATACCGTGTAATTTCCAGAATTCACGCTGCAATCCAGAAAAGGGTGTTCCTGCACCACAGATCTAAAGGGGCCTTTGTATAAATTATCGTGCACATCTACGAAAGCAGAGTTGCAACGCATATTTACCCCCATTAAACCTCCAACAGATAACAAACCTGAGAATTCGGGAATTAGTGTCACTTCGTCGCCCACATGTGAAACTCCAGTAAAATACCCATGGCATGGCAGCATGGTGAGGAAGAGACGCAACATGTCACTATCCAAAACCAAACCCACACCCAGAGAGGAGTGAAGTACGAAAGTGTGGTCACAGTCGTATGAGCGGAGACAGTCTCCATCACGGGGACACCTAGCGCTCAGTTTGATACCAAAGTCTATTCCAGCACAGGATCCAGTGAAGACATCTGACGCGGGAATGGTAAACTCAGGATCACAAACTTCACGCTCGTATGAGCTGGGTGGTAGGTAGCAGTCCACGATCATCGTATACAGCATAGCAAACGCTTTGCTACATCTCACCCACTTATCATTAGTGCGCAAACCTATATAATAGTATTTAGTGTCATACTTAAGGCGCAACTGGTGAAGAAAAGAGATCAAGATTACACCCTCGCGCGGGGTTGCGAAGGCACACGAGGCACCGCAGCCCGCGCAAGTGGCGTACCAGCAATTGCCCTCTCCAACAACTGGGAAAGGCTCTCCTCGGATTTGGTCACCAACGCTAAGACACTCAAAAAGATGTTTAACATTATTACAAACAGACCCACCATTAGTATGATCGGCATTCGCATGATCAGACCCACCGTTTGTAAGAAAAGGGCAAGCATGTTCACGGCTAGACCAATTACGAGCAACCAACGCTGCATTATCTAAATCAAGGAGGTCAAAAGAG